TAGCCCTGCATATTTGAAACTGCTCATAGTAATCATTTCTATATTATTGGCGATATATGGGGCATAGAACGAAGCGGTTTTTTCAATGATCGGGAAAAATGGGTGAAAAGCTTTGAGAGCCAAAGGGTTTAGGTATGGACGGAAAAATGGGCTGAATATTTCGAAGCGGTTTTTCTCTTTACATTGGCTTACATCTGCTTTACGTTTGAGGGGCTTTTCTTCGGATCTTCGGGCGATTGCTTTACATGGGGCTTGCAGATGGGGCTAAAACGGCCTGAAAGGGCTTTGTTTTCGGCTGTGTGGCCGTTTTGTGGTTGGGCTGGTGATTTGGTTATATGGGGGTGGAAACGGCTGTGTGGCCATTTTTTTGTGCCTATTTTTAAATATGATTCCTTGAAATTCTTCCAAATAAGTATTATTTGGTATATTTGCAGCATAATAGAAACGAGTATGGCAAAAGTGATTCATGTGCATTTGCTGCATAAAATAGATGGAACGAAGCAGAAAGACTGGTATTTCAGCAGTATATCTGCTGTTTATACGGTTCTGACTGCAGATCAGGTGGGAGCGACCAAGAACTACCTGCTTCATGCCGGACTGTCTGGTAATGGCACAATATGCACGAAAAAGGCTATAATTAAGCAATCTACGCTTATTTCGGGCGGTAGTAAGGGCAATGGTTAGAACGACATAATAACGCCGTTAGAAAGGCTTGTAGGCGTTATTTCTTTGAATGCTGATTGGGGAGCTTATGGCTCCCCTTTTTTATGCCCTTATGGGTGGTAATTTTGAGTTTAGGGTTACTATTACGGTTACTGTTTAGGGTTACTACTTTAATGAGTTTAGGGTTACTTTTAGGGTTACTTTTTCGGATTTTGTAGGGTTCGCCCGAAATAGGAAAGAATGTAGCAAAAGTAAATAAGTGCCGTTTTTCGCTGTTTTCAGATAGGAAAAACGACACTTGTTTTATTGATACACATTATATATATAGCGCGAAGCCTTTGATTTACAGTTGTTTTTGCGTCCTGACCTCTGTAAATACCTTGAAAAGTGTGTGCGTGCGTCTTATTGTGCCTGTTGGGTGATATGACGCATGTGCTTCCTCATTAGAAGAATTTGCTGATGCTTCCAATGACCTCAAAGACATTCACGATGCGCGATTTGTCGAATTCCTGCTCATCATAGTCCTCTGTATTGATAGGAATGAAGCGCAGTTTGCCTGGATCCGGAGACCTGCGCAGGATTTTAATGGTACGGATGGTGTCCAGTACCACTGCGTAGATTTCGCCATACTGGATGTCGTTGAGTGTGCATTGACGAAGGGCAATGATGTCGCCATGGTTTATTTTGGGCTCCATAGAGTGCCCGGTAACATTACACCAGAGGCTGGCTTTTTCGAATCCCCTTATTACGATGTTGGTGGCGGGTATGTTTACCTGAGAGTTGAACACCTCATCGAATCCCCCAATAAAGTCAACATCGTAGTATGGTGTGCCGACAGATGGGTTCATAGATGTTGTAGGCAGAGTCGAAGGATTGGCTTCGTCTGCTATTTGAATGCCTTTCAAATCATCTTTCAACATGCTACCTGCACCAGTAAGCAACCATCCTGTTGAATATCGGGGATAATTTTCAACTATTATACTAAGCCATTTGGCTTGAATGTCGGTCCCGTTATTGATTGCTCTTGAAAGCACGCCTTTACTTGCGCCAATAGTTCTTTCCATGGCGCCAATAGTTATCCCCTCATTGGAGGCTATTTCTTGTATTCTTGATAAAATATTGCCCATAATTGAAAATTATCCCCGTTTTTATTTCGAGGGTTGAAAATTATCACTATATTTGCAGCGTGTTTAAGATGTAAACAGCGCGCCAAATATACAAAAAAGGCGTGTGATTAGCGAATTTTAAGGATTAAAGTTAATGAAAGAAGAATTGATTTTGAAGGTGAAGCCGGAAACGCTGGATAGCCTTATGAATGCTTTGGTTGATATAACCAGTGAAATGAAAGCAGCTGCACCCGACCCGCAGGTGCGATTCGGGGATGAAGTTTATATGACTTGTCTGTGTCTGGAGAATACGGTATTGGGCGCTATTCGACAGGTAGAACTGAAGAAAAAAGAGGGCAAAGAGATTGCCGGATAACTGGCAGCCCGGAAAGACGGGCAGGGGCGGCAGGCACGGCCGGAAAGTTGGTAAATAGAAAATGAGAAAGCGAAATAAGAAAGCGTAGAAAGCCGTCGGGGTTCGATTCCCCGCGCCCCACGATATTAACCTCTAAAAATTAGATTTATGGCAAAGAATTTCAATCAAGGGAGAGCTGAACGCCAGTTCAAGCAGAAGCTTCGCACGATGATAAGCAGTGCGGCCCATACACAGAACATTGCCGACCAGGCTATGGATTTGGCCGGACAGTTCATGACAGAGGATGCGATCAGTAACTCGGATGCCTACCGGGTGATAGAGAATGTGAGCTGTGCGTGCGAAGAAGCCATGCAGGTGCTGATTGAGGAACTGAAAAAGGGAACACGCCTTTACGAGATACTTCCGGATGATTCGGATGACATCAAGCGGAAAGCGATTGAGGAATTATAAATGAGCAATATATCAAGAGATAAACGATATGAGAAAGCAGATTTTGACAGATAACGAAACAAAGACCTTCCTGATGAAGACATTCGGATGCAGCCGTCAGGCTGTGTGGCAGGCACTGAATTTTGTCCGTGACAGCGACCAGGCGCGACGGATACGCACTCTTGCCCTGAAGCGAGGCGGTAAACTGACCGACGGGAACTTCATCCCGAACTGCGAAACCACCTTTGAAGAGTGCGAGAAAACCATGACCTGCACCTTCGGTCCCCGTGTAAAACTGGTAGTCCACCGGAAGACCAACGATGTGGACGTGTACGTGGACGGAAAACGGACCGAAACCTACCAATGTGAGTTTGTATCAGACTTCATGCAGCTGCAGCACGAGACCCAACAGATGGCAGCCGCCTTATAAACAGAAATGAAATGGAGTATTATGGAAAGATATTGTGCATATCCTACAATGACCTGATCTACGACGACCGACCAGTGATGGTGAACGGGAAGGCTGACTACAGCAGAAGCCGCACGCTGAAAGGCGTTCATCCTTCCACTCTTTCCGAAGAAGAACTTGCTCCCATCCTGTCGGTACCCAATTACAAGAAATTAGCGGCCAAGAAAGAAATCAACGTAGTGCGACCCGGCAAGGGGCTTGGAAGCTATGCACTGGTAGAGATAGCGACCATGCCACTGCGGTTTCAGGAAAGGATAAAACTAAAATACGGAGACATGAAAGAGGACGTTATAAGAAATTGGCTCGGCAGCCATTACCACATCGATGCGAAAGCCCGGGAGTTCTACACCCGATTCCGCTTTGACAACGGTGATGCCCTTCCGCCGGAACACATCCAGGAATATACGGTAAACGCTTCGGTGATTGAAGCTGTGATGCGTGCCATGGAGGATGCCACCTTTATGCGGAAAGCGATGAAGGCAGGACCGATGAACTGGGGAGAACTGGCAGGAGCTATCAGTTACTATCAAGCAGAGTTCGGCCATACCTTACCAGTGAGTTCCAACCGCTTCAAGAAACGTGTGAATGACTTCAAGGCCAACGGCTACGAAAGCCTTATCAGCCGCAAGTTCATGAACCAGAACCGTAGGAAGGTGACCTACGACATTGAGCGCCTGCTGCTGAGCATCGATGCCCAACCGGAGCAGCCCTTCAACACTACGGTGTGGGAGCAGTACAATATGTTCGTACAAGGTGATTTGGAACTATATGACCCCGAGACCGGCGAGGTGTTGAACCCGGCAGACTTTACCGACAAGGATGGAAATCCGCTGGTATTGAGTCCGGCCACGGTAGCCAACTACCTGAACAATCCTAAGAACAAGGCCCTTCGCGGCAAGCTGCACATGAGCCAGTGGGACTTCAACAATGCTTACCGCCCTTATCATCTGCGCAGCATCGGTGAATATGCCTTGAGTAAGGTTTCGCTTGACGACCGCGACTTGCCGCGCCCAATGAAGGATGGCAACCGTGTGAAAGCCTATTATGCCTACGATGTGGTGAGCGGCGCTGTGGTAGGATATGCCTACAACCGGTACAAGACTACCGAGTTGTTTTTGGACTGCATGCGAAACATGTTCCAGACCCTGGACCGGAACGGCATGTATATCCCCGCCGAGCTGGAAGTGGAACACCACCTGGTAAGTGACTTTGCCGACGGCTTGATGCAAGCTGGTACCGTCTTCCCCTTGATACGCTGGTGTAACCCCGGGAACTCGCGTGAAAAACGTGCCGAGCACAAGAACCGCGAAAAGAAGTATGGTGTGGAGAAACGCACTCAGGTAGGTATCGGACGATGGTATGCCAAGCTGGAAGCCAACCGTCCGAAGGAAGAGAAAGTGTATGACGAAAAGAACAACACCTACAAGGTGAAGACTTACAGCTATGAAGAACTGGTAGCCGATGATATACGCGCCATCCAGACCTTCAACGCGCAGCCTCACCCCAACCAGAAACGCTATCCTGGCATGAGCCGATGGGATGTGCTTTGCGCCCACCAGAACCCGAACCTTGCGCCTTGGGACAAGGCCGTTCTTTACCGGTTCATCGGTCAGCACACCGAAACGACCATCCGGCAGAATACCTACTGCACGGTGATGTACAACCAATACGGACTGCCCAGCCCGGAAATCATCGAAAAGCTGGAGCCGAGAAACTACAAGGTAGATGCCTATTATCTGCCCGATGCCGACGGAACCATCAACGAGGTATATATCTACCAGAACGGACGATATATCGCCACCTGCAAGGCCGTAGCCCGTTACAATGAGAATACAGCTGAGCAGACCGAAGCCGACAAGGCAGCCTATACCGAACAGGCCAAGTATGTAGCCAAGTTCGACAAGATGATGAAGGAAGGCAAGATCAAGCGTGTGGGCATCCTTGCCAAAGAGGAAGCGAAACTGATAACAGAGGTACAGGCGGAAGCCGTTCCCCTTCCTGCACAAGCCGAGGAAGAAGATTACTCAGCCTATATGGACATCAGTGCCTTTGAGCATGATGCAGTAGCCAAGATATAATTAACGACGTTAGAACGAATTTAAAACAGCATTCAAATGGAAATAACAAATGAAGTAAAGCAACGTATTGTGGCAGCGATAGCCGCCGACCGTGAAAATTATCCCAGTGACAACCGTCATGCTACGGCACTGGGCATAGCCCCCAGTGTGTACAATACCATTAAGCGGGGCAATTATGAAAAGCAGGTCAGTGATGCCAACTGGGTAGGCATAGCCCGAAGACTGGGCGTGCAACTGCGTACAGAAATGCCTTGGCTGGCAGCACAGACCCCGACCTATGTGTTTGTGAGCAAGCAGCTGGAAGTGTGCCAGGGCAGCGGACTGAGCGCCATCCTGTGCGATATGCCCAATATCGGCAAGACCTTTACCGCGAAGGCATACGTGAAACAGCACAAGCACGCCGTATATGTGGACTGCAGCCAGGTAAAGACCAAGTTGAAGCTGATACGCTACATTGCCAAGGAATTCGGCGTGACCAGCAACGGACGCTACAGCGACGTGTATGAAGACTTGGTAGCCTACCTCCGCACGATTGATACGCCTCTGGTTATTCTGGACGAAGCCGGCGACCTGCAGTATGAAGCCTTCCTTGAACTGAAGGCCCTGTGGAACGCCACCGAGCGCTGCTGTGCGTGGTATATGATGGGTGCCGACGGGCTGAAGGAAAAGATTAACCGCGCCATCGAAGGCAAGAAGGTTGGCTATACCGAAATGTTGAGCCGCTACGGTGACTCCTACAGCAAGGTGACTCCGGATGATGCGCAGGAACGCGAAAAGTTTCTGAAGGCACAGGCTGCCATTGTAGCCAAAATCAATGCCCCGGACGGTGCCGACATTGCCAAGATCGTTCACAGCACCGGAGGCGGCTTGCGGCGCGTATATACCGAAATCGAAAAATTAAGGAGGATGCAAGCATGAAACTGAAAAGAGCCTACAGCCCCGGTGAGGTGCTGAATATGAAAATACCCCGGTATGAATTTACCGGGGATTGGCAAGCCTCGATAGGTAACCCTGCCAAAAGCGGCGTGTGGATTATCTGGGGTGCCAGCGGGAACGGAAAGAGCAGCTTTGTGATGCAGCTGGCCAAGTACCTGTGCGGCTTTGGACGCGTGATCTATGACAGCCTTGAGGAAAGCACCGGCCTTTCGTTCCAGATGAGTCTGAAACGACATAAGATGGACGAAGTGCGCAAGCGTTTGGTTATTCTTGACCGCGAGTCGATGGACCAGCTGGAGGAACGCCTGCAGCGCCGTGGCAGTCCCAGCATCGTAATTATCGACAGTTTCCAGTATAGCGGTTTGAACTACAAGACCTACAAGGAGTTTAAGGAGCGCCACCCCAAGAAACTGTTTATCTTCATCAGCCATGCAGAAGGATCTCATCCGGCAGGCAGAAGCGCCCGCAAGGTGGAATATGATGCCGATGTGAAAATCATGGTGAGCTGCTTCAAGGCCTGGTGTAAGAGCCGTTTTATGGAAAAGCCCGGTGAACCCTATGTGATTTGGGAAGAAGGTGCTGCCAAAACCTTGAAAGATGATAAAATGGAGGAATACTTGAATGATGGAATGGGAGAATAAGTTGTACCAGATATTGCTGCCTGGTCGTGAAGCCTTGGGCGTGATGGAAGACTGGCTGGAATGTAACATAGAAACAGACATTCGTCTGCGCAGAGCCAAGACGAAAGGGCATTTAGTGATAGAAACGACGGATACCATGTTTGCCAACCGTATTCGAATGTGGCATCCCGGATGTAAAATACATATTAAAGATTTAAAATGATGGAAGAGCAAAAGAAAACCTGCTGCATCTGCGGCAAAGAGTTGGAGGGTTACGGATACAACCCGTTTCCCGTGAAAGAGGAAGGCATCTGCTGCCGTTCGTGTAATTACAGCGTAGTCATTCCGGAGCGATGGAAACGCCACAAGGCTTATCAACGCGGTAAGGAAATCGAAAACAAGCGAGTGTATATCAGTGGAGCCATTGCCCACTATGATATGGCAGAGCGCAAGGAAGCCTTCGGACGTGCCGAAGAATTGTTGAGAACTGAGGGCTATGATCCGGTAAACCCATTCAATAACGGCCTGCCAGAAGAAGCCCACTGGAAAGCCCACATGCGGGCCGATATTGCCCTGCTGCTGGCTTGTGACTATATCTACATGCTGAAGGACTGGGAACTGAGCAAGGGAGCCAAGCTGGAACTTGACGTAGCAAGTTCGTGTGGCATTAAAGTATTGTTTGAATAACCTTTAAATTGTAGAATTATGAATGATATTGAAAAAGTTTTCCGTGGACTGGGTAGAACCAAGAAAGTTGAGTTTGTCTCTGAAAATATCGAATACGCATCCGCACATGCTGTTGCGGAGTATGTAAAAGGCTATCTGTTTGATGTGCTAAATGATCTTGGCGATGACGATTATGTGGCATCGTATTTAAAAGACAAGGGATATGAAGTAACGAAGAAGGATACTGATAAGTGAAAATGATATGGCACAGGAAGTAACCAATTTCGCCCGGTTCTATGCATTGTTCAACAAGCTGCCCTGTACAGGAGACCGGGAAGGGCTAAAGAAGCAAATCGTTCTGCAGTACACGTGGGACCGTACGGAAAACCTCCGTGAAATGACATCCAAGGAATATGAAGCCTGCTGCTGTGCCTTGGAGAAACTAACCGGGCAGGATAAATGGAGACAGAAACTTCGCGAGGAACTGCGGCGGAAACGCAGCGTATGTCTGAAGCTGATGCAACAGTTGGGGATTGACACCACCGATTGGAACCGAGTCAACGAATTTTGCAACAATCCCCGGATAGCCGGCAAGCCCTTTGTTCAGATTAGTACAGCGGAGTTGGAACACCTGGCCATCAAACTGCGGGCTATCCAACGAAAAGGAGGTTTAACCGATAAATAGAACAATATGGATAAAAAAGCACATGAAGCGCTTGAGCGCATAAGAAAAGACGTGACTCTTACGACATCCGATCTGGAGAACCAAGATGCAGCAGAGTTTTTCAACGAGCTGGCCGACTGGGCGTATGCCAACGGTGAAGCCATGTTGATAGACGATGAACCGGAAATGCAGGATGGTGAGGAAGAATAAAAAACAAGTGATAAACATTCAAAATGATTTAAACATGGAAAAGAACAACCAAAGTGTGGACATCAAGTCCCTGAGTAAAGAACAGCGAGCAGCCCTCATGGCCCAGCTGCAGCAAGAAGAGAAAGAGGACCGCATCGCCCGTCGTGAAACTTACGAGGCATTACGCGGTGAGTTTATGCACGAAGTAAAGACCAACGTCCTTGAAATGGTGAATGCCGTGACCGGGTTCCGCGGATGGCTGGAAAAAGAAGCCGATGCCTTTACCAAGGTGATGAAGGAATACGGCCAGGTGAAAAGCGACGAACAGCGCAGCTACACCATTACGGACGGTGACTTCCGTCTGGAGGTGAAAAGCAACAAGGTGAAAGGCTTCGATGAACGAGCTGATATGGCAGCCGACCGTCTGATTGACTACCTGAAGCGCTACATGCAGAACAGTGAGAAAGGTTCGGATGATCCGATGTATCAGATGGCCATGACCCTGCTGGAGCGCAACAAGATGGGCGACCTGGATTACAAGAGCATTTCGAAGCTCTACGAACTGGAGGACAAGTTTGATGAAGAGTACGCAGACATCATGCGCCTGTTCAAGGAAGCCAATGTGGTGCAGCGCAACGCCACCAACTACTACTTCAGCCGCCGTAACCCTGAAAACGGTGTATGGACCCGCATTGAACCCAGTTTCTGCCGTTTGTAGCCGGAATCCGTTAACCCTGTAAACAGAAAGCGCCGCAGTTGTTATAATTGCGGCGCTTTTGTTCTTAAAATAGATGGAAATCAGTTATTTTTGTAAGAGAAATAAAATGTATGGGCAAAGGACGGGATAAAGAACTGATCAAGCTGCGTGACGAGGCACTGTGCCGCCGTTACTACTATTGGACAGAAATACAGCGGTTGCGGTTCGACGATGCTTTAAAAGTGTTGTCGGAGCGCGAATTCTTTATATCTGAGGAACGTATCATGACCATCATCCGCCGGAAATCACGTGAGGGAACAGACTACAATCTGAAGCCTGTTCCCAAGGTGAAAGCCCCCCGTCTGACTGCCACCCAGCTTGAGCTATTCCCCGTAAGATGACGGCATGGCCGATTCATCGTGCAGTGTGAATGAGAATGTCATTTCATAGACCTTGATGTAATGCGGCATGGCATACGAACGGCTTTTCTCGCGTACCAGCGGCGAAGCGTTGTCCGTGCACTGCAGGCATTGCAGCGACTTGTATAATTTCTCGGCCAGCTGTTGCCTTTCCCTTACTTTGTCATACGTGCCGGATGCGTAGCTTGTATCGTCGTAACAATCGATAGCCAGCCGTACGATCAGCATGGATTCGCTTTTCTGTACCCCATATCCAAGGTCGTTCCAGTCAGAACTTGTATTTCCAATCAATACACAAGGGAAGGTGACCGGGTACTGGTCTTCTTCTGCCCCCATTTCCAATTGGCCGTAGTCCTCATCAATGAGCGAGAGTTCCGGCATTTCCTGTGCAATCTGTTCCATGATTGCGATAAAAACTTCTTCCATATCCTTAGCTGTTTAAAATGTTGATAATTTCCTGATCCACCTTCTCCCGTATGCGGCTGTTCAATTCTTCGCTTTCTCCCATGAACTGGCGCTGCGGGATGCGGATGTGCAGTTTCTTTTTCTTGGTAAGTGCCATGTTTCTCCAGAACTGTGCCTGTGGATTCAGTTCCTTCAGTTTGGTACGTCGTTTAACGCGTTTCTTTTGCCCTGTGCCGGCTTTCTTTCTTTTCCCCGAAGCCTTGTAGAACTTGGCCCATGCAAAGCGCCTCATGCGGTCTGTGACGGTAACATCGATTTCGCCGCCCCAGTTGTGGACGGGTGCATAGACCACCTCGTTAAACACCCTTACCCGGTAGTCGGCAGGTGTATATCCGACCGATTTGAAAAGATGCTTCCTGCCGGAGAGCAGCGTACCATAATTGCTGGCGGCATCGGTACCCCCCGAAGACAGCCGTTTGGATTTTGGCCAAGGGTGAAGACCGCCATTAACAAAACCACCCTGGCGGAAGTTATCCTGGAAATGGTCTTTGGCCATACGTCCTACCATGACCGGCATTTTGCGCCGCATCATGCTGTCCAGTCTGTCACGTTTCCGCTTTATCAGTTCTGCAAAATCTTTTATGTCCATAATCATTAGTAATTCAAGAATAATTTATAACTTTGCAACCAAGGCTTCCAATATGCCTTTTATGCGTTATGAATATACCGGAACAAGTGAAGAATGAGGCCCGTGCGCTTATTGAGCAATACGGTGACACCTTCGAATACCTTGGTATTTATGAAGGTCAGGAAGCCTATGTATTCAAGTTCCCAGAAGATTCCTGTACCGGTTATCCTTTTGTTTACCTGTATGACGGTAAAGAAGCAACCGAAATAACCGGTCCGTTATCCCTTGACGTTATCGATTCATGTATCGAAAATATCGAGGAAGGAGACATCGAATAATTTATTGTCAATTCTCAGGACTCCTCTGCAGCTGTGGGAAGTTGCAGCTCCTATTTCACATAAATATTTCACATCTTTCCATTCCATCCCGGAACCGGCAGAATTGTCGCTTTGGGGTTCTATGTACCTTAGTTCGCCGTCTGCGAAACGTTGCAGGATTGTAGCATGTCCGCCCCCGCTTTTCCAACCGATACTCAATTCATACACGCCTTCTTCTTTGCATACTTCATTGAAATACTCCATGTATCTTTTAGGCGTCATTTTCAGGTATCCTTTGTGTGCAACCCAATTGTTTATACTTATATGCTGCACCGGAGTACCATCGATGTTTTTCCAGACTTCAAAAGCACGCCCATTACTCAGGTATTCAAGTTTTGACCCTGCAACATTGCCCTTGGCTGTAATATCCCATCCTCTTAACCGTAAAGCGTATGCCGGTGCGCAAGTCTGACAGTTGATGCTGTATGGAGTATCCCGTTTTTTATCGTAATCGCTGTTCTTCCGGTAACGGTTTCCCCTTTTATCACGATATATCCCGTTAGGATCAGGAATATACTCGTCCACGTGTTTGGGATTCGCATTCTGTTTATCCGCCTTATCCACATCCATAGGTTTCCCTTTTTTGATTTGAAGAGCCTTTTCTATTTCGAGGTTGTTCCGGGCAATGGCCATTTTTTCCTCCCTGGTAAGACTCTTCGGCATTTCCGCAATCATTTCATCAATACGCGCCATAAGTTTATCCACCGCTTTTTTGGCACCCTCGTGGGCTTCCGTCTGATATGGGTGATTGTCGGAAAACAGTTTGCCGTCCGTTCCCGGATTGTTATCCAGTCCGGGGTGTGGCTTGTTCTTGTCGTCTTCGTCCGGAAGTGGTGTCGGTTCCTCATCGGTGGCTGTAAGGTCGCACTTGCAATTCCACCGGTCGCCCGGTCGGTGGATGTTCCAGAACGGATCGTCAATCGGTCGGATGGTATTCCAAAATGGGCGGTGGTCAGCCCCCGGATGAATGGAAGTAGATGGTAGCCATTTGAGATTGGGCAGAATATCGCGTTCGCGCAGGAACTGTTGCCAGTCAGCCGCCTGATGCGCCCGGATGATCGCCGTATCATACTCCGTCCGCAGCCAGTGACGAACCTGATGAGAAGCAATGGGCAAGACTTCCTGTACCCATTTGTCGAACGGTTTTAAAATGCCGTTTGAATCCAATAAAAGTCGTGCCATGTCATTCTGCATACGATGTACCTTGAATGCCGAGAATACGGCGTTGTTCCGGAGTATGGCATTTCTGAAATCCTCGTCCGGAGTAATGGCCTTGGATTTGCTGAACCCTTCCTTTGCCGCCTTGTTCATCTTTGCCCATATTTCATTGAACAGGTTGATTTCGATTTCGGTTACCGGATGAAAGTCCCTGCTGTATATGTTCAGCAAGGCACGCCGCAGCACCTCTTCGGAAAAGTCAAACTCCATGGAGATGCTGCCATTATCAGCCGCATACAGTCTGTCGACTACCAGTCTAAAGCTGCCCCGTCTGCCGGGGCTTTCACGAAAAAACCTTTGAGCCAGTTCCGGAAGTTTCTTTTCTGTTTCGGTGTCGGTTCATCATCCCGTCCCTTATTCGCTGGTTCCGGTTCCTTCTTTGGGGTTGGAACCAGGGCAGCCTGTGCAGCCTCCCTTTGTTCAGCCTTCAACTGCTCGTAGTTGGCCGGTTTGTCGATGCCGAATTCCTCATAGAGATAGTCGTCGTCGATGGGGATGTTGAAGTTCTTCTTCAGCTGCGTAAGGATGGATATTTTGGTGCCTGCATCTGTTTCCTTCGGTTCCGGGAAGCAGAATGTACCCCCTTCAGTATTGATGCCCATGTGCAGCAGAATGTCCGTCATGTCGTAATTTAACACATTGAGCACGTATTTCCGGTCAGCCTCCAGCACCTTGTCCTCCACCTTTTTATGCACCGTACCCAAAGCCTGTGTACCTTTTTCGGACGATTCGGTGGTCAGCGTATTGCCCAGTATCAGTTTGGATATTTCATTGTTGCACCGTTCGCAGAGGCGTTCATAGACATCGGCAGACCCCGTTTTGTTGCCGGCTTCCGTGAGCTTGAGTTCCGTGTCCTTGGCATGAAAGAACTGCGCCAGGCTTCCGGCATTCGCAGCATCCTCCATGGCCCGCTGACGGGACTCGTCGTCGTCGGAATCATAGATATATTCCTGGATAGGCATGCCGAATACCTCGGAGAACTGTGCCCAGTCGCCCGTGGTGTTACGCTTGTAGATGACCCACGGAGCTGCCTTGGCCAACAGCCCCAAATCGGACGGCGAACCCACAAAAAGCAGGTCGGTATATTCATCCCAGGAATGGCCGGTGATGTCTGTCTGATGCCGCAAGATGAGTTCCCTGACCGGATCCACATGCTTACGCGGTACCAGGTCGTAGTCCACCCATTCCTGCAGCTTGTAGAACTGGCAGAGCGAAAAGCCCCAGAACTTGGCATCGAGGATGTCACCCACCAGCCGGTTGAACCAGGGCGACTGTATCTGTTCGTTGATTTTATCGTCAGGCTTCCCGTCCACCCGGAATTCCATGTTGGAGCACAGCACGGCATTCTTTCGCTTTTCGAGCACACAGGAAAGGTGGGTATCCATCAGAATGTCCTCGTAGAGGTCATAGAGTTTGTAACGTCGCGAGAAATCGACATTCTCGGCTGCCTTGACGGCTGCCATGTAGTCGGAAATGTCCAGTCCGAAGCGTTTGGGCTGTGTGAGCACAATCACATTCGGTTTCTTCTGCCCCGGCAAGGCGAAATTCCCCCCTACGGTGATGATGCCGGCTTTGTTGTTTTTTCTGTTTTTCTTCTTCATACTGCTTGCTTTTTACCAGTGGTTCGTACGTTTGCGGTTGCTTTGAATGCGGAAATCCGATCTGCCTGCCCTTTCTTCCTCCGGCAGCAGCGGAGCCCCTTCGATAGATATATCCTCGTCGGCCACCGCCTTCATCCATTCCACTGCCCGTTCGTATCGGTCCTTGCGTACCTGGGAAAGTTTCTGCGGGTTGTGGATGCAGAAGATGTGATAGACTGCCATGTCGATGACCATCATCAGCACGAGCTGGTTCCGGTTCTCGCCGGTAGCTTCGAAGATTTTGTTGCAGTCGTAACGTTTGCTCAAGTAGCATCGCATTTCGGCAATGGCCCTGTCCTCGCAAACCTCAATGACCGTTTCGTCTTCGCGTACCAGTGCGTCGAGAATGTCGCGATGGATACTCGCATCGTAATCGGTGAGTTCTACAAATTTGCTCATAGTCCTATTTTTTTAGAGTTGTCATAATCTTTTCTTGTTCCGTTTTCTCATATCCTTCCTTGAACGGAAAACGGGCGGTTCGATGCGCCTGATCAGTTCATCGATGATGCGGTTCGCCCCTTCGACCGCATCCGGTCCGTCGGCCGGGTAGCGCATGGTCAAGGTGAACAGCTTGAACTGGTCTTCCAGTTCCTTCATGTGCGGGTTGTCCCGTTCAGCCTCGTTGAGGATGAGGCTCCCTTCTCGGTTGAGCGGTTCAAGGTTGGCCTCGATACGTGTAGCCTTGTCCGTCTTCTTCTCCTCGTCACCCCGGATGAACAGGGCAATCTTCTGTTCCCGTCGCACCTTTGCCACCAGCGGTTTGAACACCTGCTGGAAGAAAGGGTCCTGCAGTTTGTTATTCTCCATGTAGCAATAGACATTGGTCTTTCCCCCGACAAAACCAAGAATCCGGACATACCAGTCAATGAACTCCGCATTGAGTGCCTGCGCCAGGAAAGTCTTGATGACATAGAGCCTGGTACCCAATTTGCCACAAAGCGAAACTGTCTTGAAGGATTTACCTTTCTTCCCCTTACTTTCACCCGGTGCCGGGTCGCCATACGCCACGAGAAACTTGAATTTAGAGAGAGGCGGTACCTTGCCGTATGAAATGTTCTCGAAGACCTCGCCCTCGGAAATGGGGTTGTTGTAATATTCACCCTGTGCCGCCTTTTTGGATATTTTGGACAGAGTGCGGTCGATGTCCTCCTCCGAGTTCTTTTCCGGCCATGTGGAAAATCCGTTTTTGTCGCGGATGTTCACGATGTCCCAGGAGTCGGCCATTTCGCCCGCCCTCACCACGCAGCAGTCCTTGGCAATGATGTTGCCGCAGAAGATGACCAGTGTAGGTTCGGAAATGGAACGTGTGGGGTACAGCGCATTTTCCCACCAGTCCCAGCGCTTCTGGATGATGTCCGGATTCTTGGTGTCCTCGTCCGTATCAAAGTCATCGACCAGCAGCACGTCGGGACGTATGGCCTCGTTTCGCGAACCACGCGGAGACTGCCCGGCACCCAGTGCGCGGAAAGAAACCTTCCCTTTGGTGGTGAATTCATCCTCGGTCCATGAGCCCGGCAGTTCCTGTTTGCCGTAGTATGCCATGATGCGCCCGTTGGCTTCGAGGTTGGCCCGGTACGGATCGAGCAGGCGCACCGCATTGTCCTTGCTGTTGGAGGTCAGAATCACATTCTTTTTGCGTCCGGTCAGCGTGAGATACATGACGATGAACATGGTGACGGTGGATTTGGCCAGCTCACGGCTCCAGGAAAGCACCTCAAACCATTCGTCGTGTGCAATAATCCGCCGGATAGCCTTTTTCTGGAAGCCGGCAAATTCATATTTGGCGTAATTCGGAAAAAAGAACCTGATCCATTCTATGGGATGTTTCTCCAGATATTCCCGGTGTTTTTCCCGTTCGGCTGCCGTCATGTTCCGGTCAACCGGTGTAGCCCTTGCGATGTCTTCTTTGTACTTCTCCCAATCGAGGAGAGCGAGTCTGTCAGTCTGTTTCATTGTCTATCCCTTTATAATTTGTCTTTAATGTAGGCATCGGCCAGTCGGGTGATTTCCTTTGCCTTTTCGAGGTCGGCCGCCCGTACCCAGTCGATGAGTCCGGTTAAAACACTGATGATGTCGGCAATGCCGACTTCCTGCTCCATGTTGCGTATGGCCGCCGACAGTTTCCCGAGAATGTCCGCCTCCTTGGATGAGGGGAAGCGTTCCCCTTCGGGCCGTTCGGCGATGGCCTTGTTTATTTCGGCCACCTGCCGGTAGAGGTTAGCCACCTGTTCCTGCCTTGTGAGCGTAAGCCCCACCTTCTGTTCCTCCCACTTCCCGGCCCGTACCCAGTTGGACACGGACACCCGTGACACGCCCACCCGGTCGGCGATTTCCTGCTGTGTGAGGTTTTCCTTTAGGTACAAAGTCTTTGCCCATTCCTTTTTCTGGGCATTCGTCAAATCTGCCATAAATCGTTCTTTTTAGTTGTAAATCACGTTACAAAATTGCATTAAAAAGCGGTGTTTGTAAAAGGCTGTACGCATGATGACGGGTTATAGCGTTATGATAACGCCAGAAAACGTTATGATGCGGACGCGGTTTCCTGGTGCCATGGGAATGTTCTATTTTCGCATCATCGAAAGGCGGGGAAGACCGCAGGAAAGTGTATGACGATGAGCAGATTTTTCAATATTACAACGAGTGACGACGGCACCAGTACGATATTCCTGTATGGGGACATCGGAGACTATACGGAGGTGCAAAGCGGGCGCATTGCCCAGGAACTGATGGAAGCCGAACGCGTGAGCCGGCGCATCCATGTACGTATCAACAGCAACGGCGGGGAAGTGTACAGCGGCATTGCGATATTCAACGCCCTGCGTCATAGCCAGGCCGACATCCGCATTTATGTGGATGGCATCGCTGCCAGCATGGCCAGCGTGATAGCCCTTTGCGGCAAGCCGGTAGAGATGAGCAAGTATGCCCGTCTGATGCTGCACAGCGTGAGCGGCGGGTGCTATGGCAACAAGCAGGACCTGCAGCGCTGCATGGAAGAGATAGAAAGCCTGGAAGGCAGCTTGAGTGAAATCTATGCCGAGCGGCTGGGCATGAGCCAGGAAGAAGTAAGACAGACCTATTTTGACGGTGAAGACCATTGGCTGACTGCCCAGGAAGCCCTGGACCTCGGTTTCATTGACGGCATATATGATGCAGACCCCGTGCCGGCCGACAGTACGCCGGCACAGATATATACTTTATTTAATAACCGGCTCATTGAGCCACAAAACAACAGAGAAGACATGAATCTGGAAGACGTAAAGAAACGCCCGCGCTTCAAGGACTGCGCGAGTGATGCGGATGTGTTCCGCCTGATGGACCAACTGGAGGAAGAGGCCGGAAAGGTACCTATCCTTACGAAAGAGAACACCGACCTGAAGGCCAAGGTGAAGACCTACGAAGACAAGGTTGCAGCCGAAGACCTTGCCGCCCGCAAGCAGCTGCTTGACGCAGCCGAGCAGGACGGCCGCATCGATGCGACCACCCGCCCCATCTACGAAAACCTTTTGGCCAATGACCGCGAGAACGGCGAAAAGGCCCTGGCCCAACTGCCGGTGAAGCGCCGTGTGATGGAAGACCTGCACCTGGAACTGAACGGAGATGAAAGTCCCTGGGCCAAGCGCATGCGAGAAATTAAGGACAAACGTAAAAAGTGATTGAACTATGGCAATAATTGTAAGAAACACGAATTACAGCGGCGAGGTACTGGAAAAGTTGCTGACGCTTGCCGCAACGAGCAACGAGATTGTGGAAAAGGGACTGATTATGGTGATTCCCGGTGTGGAGAAGAAAATCAGCCTGCCGCGCCTGAAGTCCGGCAAGATGCTCCAGAAGCGCAAGGAGAACCCCGGCGTGGAGGATTCGAAGGGCAACTTCAACTACGACGAAAAGAGCCTTGACCCGGTGGACTTCATGGCCTTTACGGTGTTTAACCCCCGCACGTTCGAGAACATCTGGCGCAAATGGCAGCCGAAGGGCAACCTGGTATTCTCGGAGCTTCCGCCCGAAGCGCAGAACGCCCTGCTTGCCGAGGTGGCCAAGCGGGTACAGTTTGAACTGGGTGACCACTATGTGAACGGCGAATATGGGGATGATGACGACCATCTGTTTAACGGCATCCTGACCCAGATGGCCAAGGATACTGAGGTGATCGTGGTGGACAGCGAAGAATCGACCATGCTGGGCAGACTGAAAGCCATGCGTGCGAAGATTCCCGTGGCCATCCGCAACAACCCGGACCTCCGCATCCTGATGAGTGTGAACGACTTTGACAAGTATGACGACGAGCTGACCCAGCGCGAGGCCAAGAACACGAGCGAAACCGATGTGAATGCCCGCCGCTACAAGGGCATTACCATTGAGACGCTTGCTGCCTGGCCCGATGATCTGATTGTGTGCACCCTCTGTTCGCCCGATGCCGGCGGCAACCTGTTTGCGGCTGTGAACCTGCAGGACGATGAAGACGTGATTCAGATTGACAAGATTTCGAATGCCAGTGAACTGTACTTCTTCAAGATGCTGATGAAGGCCGACACGAACATTGCCTTCGGTGAAGAGGTGGTGGTGCTGGACAAGCGCAGCAACCCCGTGTTCAAGGCGAGCGAGAAGAAGATTTCAGTTGACCCTGCCAGTGTGACCCTTGAAGCTACGGGTGGCAGTGAGGAAGTGACTGTGACCGCCAGCGGTGAATATGAGATTGGCAGTGCCCCTGCCGGCTTCAAGGTGGAAGCGACGGATAACGGTGTAAAGATTTCGGCCGGTGCAAACAGTGGCAGTCAGAAAACCGGTACGCTGACCCTTACGCTCAATGCCGACCGCAGCAAGACGGCCAAGATTACCATTACCCAAAACCAGAAAGGATAAGATGATATGGCAAAGTTGAAGTATCTGGTAATTCATTGTACGGCAACCCCGGAGGGGCGTGAGGTATCATCGGCGGACATCCGGAAGTGGCACACTTCGCCCGTGAACCAGGGCGGTCGAGGCTGGAAACAGGTGGGCTATACCGACCTGTTCCATCTGCAAGGCGGAGTGGAACGCTTGGTGAACAACAACGAGGATGCGCAGGTGGATCCGTGGGAAGTGACCAACGGGGCCAAGGGGTACAACAGCGTGAGCCGCCACATTGTGTATGCCGGCGGTGTGGCCAAGGATGGCAAGACCCCGAAAGATACCCGCACCGGCTGCCAGAAAAAGGCACTGGAGAAGTATGTGAAGGACTTCCACCGCAGATTCCCGGATGTGCGCATTGTGGGACACAACGAGCTGGCGGCCAAGGCCTGCCCCAGCTTTGATGTACAGAAATGGCTGAAAGAAATAGGTATTAACCAATAATAAAAGAAACAATCAATGAAACGAATTATGTTGTTTATGATGCTGATGCTCGGTGTGGTATCGGCTGTGATGGCCCAAGGGACCGATGTTCCGGCAACGGACTATGACGCAATGATTGGCACCTTTGCCGGTTTTGCAGCCGGTGTGGTGGTGCTTACCGAAGGTTTGAAGGGCTTGTTCCCTAATATGAAAGGCTGGGTGACGCAGCTGGTAAGCTGGTGTGTGGGCCTGGTATGCGTGATGCTGCTGTGGTGGCTTGATGCGGGGTTTGTGAGTGATGTGAGCTGGGACATTGCCTTGCTGTATGGCTTTGGTGCCTCGCTTGTGGCCAACGGCGTGGCTGACACGGGACTGGTGCAGTGGGTTATCGGGTTATTCCGCAAGAAACGCAAGGAAGTAGAATAAAAGGTTGACCGACTAAAAAAACGGGTGGTATGGACTTTAGTGAGATTATGAACATCATTCTTAGCGGCGGCCTTGTGGGCACTGCAGCAGCCATCGGGTCATTGCGTGCCACGGTGAGAAAAGCGAAAGCGGAAGCGATGAAGGCCGAAGCCGACGCGGAGGGTGTGCGTGTGGACAACGCGGAACATGCCACCCGCGTTTTGGTAAGCAACATTGTGGTACCCTTAAAAGAAGAACTGAATGCAACAAGAAAAGACCTGCAGGCCAACAAACGTGAGATGGCGCGACTGCGCAAGGCGATTGACACTGCCAACAGTTGCCGCCATCATGATGACTGTCCTGTGCTTGGCGGGCTGCGCAAGCAGCAGGAAGAGCACGACGGTGGAGAAGACACAGACGGAATCGGCAAGCGCCGACAGTGCGAACAGAAGCCGACGGGCGGGACTGGTGATGGCGGGGATACAGGCGAGTGCGGTGAAGCTGACGATACCGGCGGACAGCCTCCGTAAGCTTCCTGACGGCGCGGTGTATCGCGGGAAGAGCGGTCAGGCCAACCTGACTGTAAGAAATGACGGTAGCGGTAACATTGTGGCCGAAGCCTCGTGTGACAGTCTGCAACAGTTGGTGCTGTGGTATGAAGAAGAGCTGACACGCATCCGAAACGAGACCAATAGTGAAACTTCGAATGACGTTCAAATGGAAGAAAAACGTCCTCCGAACCGGATGCGGACGTTTATCACAGGTGTATTGGCCGGCTTATTGGCCGGTGTGTTATTAACCATCAAACTTTATAAACGATGAACAAAAATTTTATGTACGGTATCGGTGCCGTGAAATACAATGACTTCGTGATAGGCTATATTGAAAAAGGCTCGTTTGACCTGAACGGGCAGAAGCCCGAAGCCGCAAAGATTGAGGCGGAACAGGCACCGGGTGCCCCCGTGCTGATCATTCCGCAGAGCAATGGCAGCATCGCCCCCACATTCAACGTAATCCAGACGGACTACAAGAACCTGCATGCCATGCTGGGCGGCACGCTGCACTATGCGAAAGAAGACAGCGAGAAGAAGAACCCAATAGGCTGGACCGCCCCACAAGCCGCCCTGCTGATGCAAGGTCCTTTTGAACTGGAACTGGTGAGCGGACGGAGCATCTTGATACCGAACGGCACGCTGCTGAGCAACCTGGGCGGTAAGCTGACGCTTACGGAAACGGCCAAGATAGAATGTACGTTGGAGGTGGCTATGCCGGAGGACGGTTCGCAGCCCTACGGCGTGTTTGACTCGAAAACCTTGCCCGAAGAGTGGGGAGAGCACAAGCTGCCTGCAGCGGGAGCAGCGGCGGCTGCCTCGGTTCAAAGTGAGGAGGCTACAAGCGAGGAGGCCACAAGCAAGGAGGGATAGTGTATGGCTGACCTGCTGGAACAACTGATAGAGATGGAGTGTGCGGATGCGCTGCTGGACAGCGGCGTGTCCGTTCCTCTTAAAAGGTGGAAGCTCCCATGGATGAAAAGTACGTTGGAGGTGCGTGTGACGATGAAGCGTCCGAGACTGCGCGGGCAGATTCTGCTGGCAAGGGAATACCTGAAGATGGGTGTTGAACCCGGGTGGCAGCCGAAGGACAAGATCGAGGAACTAAACTTTGTAGCGGAACATGGCAAGGCTGTGAGCCGTCTGCTGGCCTATACGGTGTGTCGGGGCTATGTGTCGCGACATGTAGGTATCGGTGTGACGGCATGGGTGCTCCGGAACCTTGTGGAGTGGAAGTATCTGATGGCGCTGTTCCGGACGTTTGAACGGCTGATGGGCACGAAGGATTTTATGCGTATTATCAGCTCGGCGGCGCGGGCGAACCCGATGACCCCGAGACTGAGCCAGGCAAGGATGGGGAGTTAAGAACCCGGTATGAAGGTTCCCATAGCCCTTTCGGTTTCGTGTGGCAGATAGCATCGGCAACGGGTTGGAGTGTGGACTACATCCTGGACGGTGTGAACTACCAGACATTGATACTGATGCTGAGCGACGCTCCGCGATATGTTCGACAGAAGGGAGGTAGCGGTAAGTGTGACAGTCACCCGGAGCGCAGCGCCGAGGATGAGGCGAACGATATAGTAGGATTTTTTCAAAGTAAACTGGAATGAGTAAACCTGTAGAAGTTGAATTTTTGATGAAGGACAAACTTACGCCCGGCATGAACAAAGCCGAGCGTGAGGCACTGGAATTGCGTAATACCGTCAGACTGTTGGAGGCTGAACTGGAGAGGTTACGTCTTGCAGGTGAGACAGCTGCCCCGAATCTGGACCAAAGTGCCAATATTGCGCAAATCCATGCGCTGGAGAAGCAGCTTGAGGAACTGCACGCCCAGTTGAAAATGTTGCAAAACGAATCGGAATCTGTACAGGTCACTCCTGCAGATATACCTAATGCACAGCGCCAGTTCAACGGACTTCATAACAGCATCCAGCAGATGGCTCGTGAAATGCCTTCCTTGGCCATGGGACCGCAGATGTTCTTCATGGCCATATCCAACAACCTGCCGATTTTTACGGACGAACTGGCCCGTGCCCGCAAGGAATACGATGAGCTGCAGAAGTCCGGCAAGAAAGGCACACCGGTATGGAAGCAGGTTCTTTCCTCACTTTTTTCCTGGCAGACGGCCATGACCACCGGCATCATGCTGCTGGTAATGTATGGTGACGAAATCTGGGATTGGACGAAAGACCTGTTCAGCGCCAAAAAAGGCGTGGATGAATTCAACATATCGCTGAAGGAAATGACCGAAATAGAGAAGGACGGCCGTGCCCAGATGGTGCGTACCCGCTTTGAGCTGAAATCGGTTATCAATGAAATAAAGAACTTCACCGGAAGCAAGGAACAGGAAAAGGCCAAGGTGGAGGAACTGAACCGCAAGTACGGGGAATCTTTCGGGTATTATAAAACACTTTCTGAATGGTATGATACCCTTATCCAAAAGAGCGAGGACTATGTACAGGTTCTGCTGCACCAGGCCAATGTCCAAAATCTTGTAAAAAAAGCTGCAGAAGCCGATGAAGAGGTGAATAAAATCAAGGCACAGAAACCGGAAGAGGCAGAAAGCGCCATGGGCTTTTTCGGGAAATGGGGACAATATATCATACAGTCCAACATGGCAGAATCCGGGCAGTTCTATGACGCACAGGCTGCCATTAAGAAACATGATCAGGAAGCTTATGACATACTGTTGAAAAATGCCGAAAACAAACGAGACGGTTATCTGAAAAAAGCGGAGGAAGAGGTAAAAAAAGCCGCAGAAGCAGCCAAAAAAGGAAATATCGGTGGGCATACCGACCCTAAGCAGTCCGGGAAGAATCCAGAAGCGGAAGCCAAGCAACGGCTGGCCACAGAGCGCAGGCTGGCGAAGGATCTTGCCGTATTGCAGGCTGAAAACCGGAAGGAAGAGATAGACCGCATGCAAGCCGGTACCGAAAAGAAGCTGGCACAAATCGAATATGACTATAAAGCGAGAAAAGAAGAAATTAACCGGCAGGAAGCCGACTGGAAGCGTGAGAACAAGGAAGCCGGCATATCCACCGGAGATAACGGACTTACCCGGGAGCAACAGGATGCACTTGAAAAAGCCCGTGCCTCAAACACCGAGTCCCGGGAAAAAGCGGAGACGGACGTGTACAGGGAAGAGGCGGAAGCCATGCGTGACTATCTGAAGGAATACGGTACCTTCCAGCAGCAGAAACTGGCCATCGCTGAAGAATATGCCGAGAAAATCCGCAAGGCACAGTCCCAGGGAGAAAGGCTGACTTTGGAGAAGCAGCGTGATGCGGCTGTGCACAAAGTGGACATGGAAGCCCTTACCCAGAAGATAGACTGGGGAGCAGCGTTCGGGGATTTGACCGGTCTGCTTGCAGACCAGATGAAGAACCTGCTCGGCGAACTTAAGCAGTATGTCAAGACGGATGAGTTCAAAAAATCAGGAGCCGCAGACCAGCAGGTTGTTTACGATGCCATTGAACGTATTCAAAGCATGCTCCCCGGTGGCAACGGCACATTGGATTTTGCCCGGCTGCAAACGCAGATGCACGCTTTGGGGGATGCCGTCACACGTGTGCAAAATGCGGAACTGCAGCAGGAAGCGGCATTCGCCCGGTTAAAAGCGGCGCAGACCGATTACAACAAGGCTATTGAAAGCGGTAACCAGGCAGAAATAGAACGTACCAAAATCGCCCTTCAAATGGCCCAATCGTCCAGCGTTTCAGCTGACGAAGAATACCTGAACGCTACCTCTGAAATGAAGGCGCTTGCCGGGGAGGTGAAAAGTGCCTCCCAGGACACGGTTGACGGGTTGAACATGGTATCCGACGGGTTGCACGGTTTTGCAAGCGGAACCTTGCAGGGATCATTTGAAGGAATCCAGAACATGCTTACCGGTCTTTCAAAACTGAATATCGGAGGCAAGGTCGGTGATGCCATCAGTCAGATGTCCGAGACCCTGTCAAGTGCCGGAGTCATCGGGCAGATTATATCGGCCATTCTCTCTATACTGGATTTGCTGAAAGACGGTATCGGCCCGATTATCTCATCATTGATAGACACCATTTTCAATGCGATAACCGGAATACTCGACAATATCCTCAGCGGAGACCTGTTCAAACAGATAGGCGGTTCCCTTGTGAAAGGTATCGGAGGACTGCTGAACACGGTGTCTTTCGGAGGTTTCAACAAACTGTTTGGCATCGGCGGAAACGCCAAGGAAGTGCAGGCTGCTATTGATCGTCTTACAGACCGGAACGAGAAACTGCAGACTTCCATCGAAGACCTGACCGATACCATCAAGGCAAGCAAGGGGACAAAATCGGTGGAAGCTTACCGGGATGCTTACAAATACCAGAAAGAGACGAATGCAAACTATCTGCAGATAGCGCAGGAACAGGCACGCTACAGCGGTAGCCACCACAGCTGGAACTACTACTGGGGCGGTTTCAACCAGGCACAGATAGACAAACTGAGCGGACAGATTGGCCGCCAGTGGGACGGGAACCTGTGGAGCCTGAGCCCGGAGGAGATGAAGGCGCTGCGTTCGAATGTGGACATGTGGACGCAGATACAGAATACCGGCAAGGGCGGCTACGGTGAACGGCTGACCGATAAACTGGATGACTATATAGCGCAGGCCGGCAAGCTGGAGGAACTGACCGACCAGCTGTATGAAGGGCTGACGGGCATTTCGTTTGACGGAATGTATAGCAGCTTCATCGATAATCTGATGAACATGAAGTATGGCGCGAAGGATGCGGCAGAGGATATATCCGAGTACTTCATGCGGGCGATGCTGAGCAACAAGATCGGTGAGATGTACAGCGAAAAACTGAAAGGCTGGTGGGAGAAGTTCGGCAAGGCCATGGAGGACAACGAACTGACCGAGGCGGAACGGAACGCGCTGACTGAAGAGTACATGCAGTATGTGGACGAAGCCCTTGCCCTGCGTGACAACCTGGCTGCCGCTACGGGCTACGACAAGACCGAAGCCGGCGGTACCAGCCAGAGTGCGAAAGCGGGCGGCTTTACGGCCATGACGCAGGACCAGGGCACGAAGCTGGAGGGCATGTTCACCAGCGGGCTGCAGCACTGGAGCAGCATAGACAAACAGCTGGAAAGCGTGGTGGAGAAGATGGACACGGCCGAAGGGCATCTGGCCCGGATAGCCGAGAACACCGGTGTGAGCGCCGGACACCTGGGCGAACTGAAGGAAGTGATAAAGAAAATGATACGTGACGGACTAAAAGTGAAGTGATATGGGCAATATACTGAGCGGACTGGTGCTGGTGAACGGCACGGACATCTGGACGGAATACGGCGTGTTCCTGGTGGAAGACCGGCGCGGCGGCATGGAGAACCTGACGGCCATCCTGACCCCGAGCAAGGCCAAGAAGGATACGGCTGTGGACATACGGGAGGAGCACGGGGAGAAATACAGCCCCGTGCTGACCCCACGGAATGAGGCACGTGACGTGACGCTGCACTTTGCGCTGTACAACAAGACCCAGGCAGGCTGGATGAAGCAGTACTTTGCCTTTGTGAATTTCCTGAAGCAAGGGAAGGACGGCTGGCTGGAAATCCGTTTCCCCCAGCTGGACCTGCAGCTGCGGGTGAAGTATGCCGACTGTACGAAGTTCACCCCGCTGACCTATCTGTGGACGGAAGGCGTGCATGCCGGAAAGTTCCGGGTAAAGTTCCGGGAACCGAAACCGATTATATAACCATTCAAACGCTATTAGAATATGCTTCTAACGATATATGACAAAGCCGGGACCAAGCGTGCGGACGTGGCTGTGAACGACAGCTCGACGCAAAGCAAGGAGGTACAGGGAGACAATGTGCTTTCCCTGTCGTTCAGCTACTATGACTTCCTGCCCCTGGACGTGAACGACTACACGGACTATCTGGGCGAACGGTACTGGCTGACGGAACGCTACACCCCGAAGCAGGTGAACGAGGGCGAATGGGACTATGACCTGAAGCTGTACGGCGTGGAGAGCCTGATCAAGCGGTTCCTGGTGCTGGAGACGACGGACGGGGACACCAACCCTCTGTTTACCCTGACAGCCACGCCCCGCGAGCATGTGGCGATGGTGGTGAAAGCCATCAATGACGGCATGGGCCACACGACCGACTGGAAGGTGGGTACGGTGGAAGGTACGGAGCTGATCACGATAGACTACGAGGGGATGTACTGCGACGAAGCACTGAAAGCTATTGCCGAAAAGGCCGGCGGCAAGGTGGAATGGTGGATTGAGGGGCAGACGGTGAACGTGTGCCGCTGCGAGCACGGGGAAGAAATCGCCCTGGGGTACGGCAAGGGGCTGACCTCGCTGGAAAGAGACACCAGCAACACGGCCAAGTTCTACACCCGCCTGTTCCCGGTAGGTTCGACACGCAACATCGATGCGGAGAAATACGGCAGTCCGAGGCTGATGCTTCCCGGCGGAAAGAAGTACATCGAGCAGGGTGTGGAGGAATACGGCATCTATGACCATTACGAGCAGGAAGCCTTCAGCGGCATCTACCCCCACCGGGTGGGTACGGTGAGCTCGGTACGCAGCGAGGAGGTGACGGACGAAGAAGGGAACAAATTCACCATCTATTACATCCGGGACGGAGAACTGAACTTTGACCCAAACCTGTACGAGCTGGCCGGCGAGACCAAACGTGTGTCGTTCCAGACGGGCGACCTGGCCGGGCTGGGAGAAAGCGATGACCACTACTTTGAGGTGAACTACGACAGTGCGGCAAGGGAATTTGAACTGATTACCATCTGGCCCTACGATGACGACACCCAGCTGCCGGGCGGCAAGCTGGTGCCCCGAGCAGGCGATACCTATATTCTGTGGAACATCCGGATGCCGGATGAGTATTACCGGCTGGCCGAAGAGGAATTTGCGGCAGCGGTTGAGGAGTACAACCGGGACAACTGGCTGGACATTGCCGCTTACAAAGCTCCGACAGACCCGGTGTACATGGAGGAGCACGGCATCGACCTGTTTGTGGGCAGACGGGTGAAGCTGGAGAGCCGGAAGTATTTCCCGGAAAAAGGCTACCGTCAGAGCCGTATCACCAAGATCAGCCGCAAGGTGAACGAATCCGGGCAGATGGACATCGAGATAAGCGATGCGCTGCAGGTGGGCAAGTTCGACAAGGTGACGGACAGCATCGGTGCGCTGAAAAGCTATACGAAATCAAAGACGGAAGGCGCTGCCCTTCCGGACATCATACGAAGCTGGGACAAGACGCTGCCCACGGACAACAACCTGTTTTCCGCCAGGCGCAGCCAGAAAGAGTTCCTGAGCAAGAACCAGCCGGACACAGCCAAAGAGTCCATCCGCTTCCTGAAGGGTGTGAGCTTTGGCGAGGCTGCCGGCGGCAAGCCCTGCGGCATCGTGGACGGTGAGGGCAATGCCGAGTACCTGACCGCCGTGATCCGCGAACTGCTTCGCAGCACGGAGTTTGTGGACGGGCTGACCGGTGAGGGCTGGCAGCTGTGGATTGACCAGCTGACGGGACTGACGAACCTGACGGTGGACAAAGTGACTGCCCGGCAAAGCCTGGTGGCGCTGGAACTGCTGATCGAGAAGGTGCGCAGCGTGTGCGGCCAGCTGGTGGTGTCGGCAGCCAACGGCAAGATCAAGGACGTGGTGAAGCAGGGCGACAACTACCGCATCGTGTTTGAGCAGGAATCGGGTTTTGTGGCCCATGACCTGATGCGCTGTGCGGTTACGGGTGGTAAGAAACTAAAAGCATACTGGGTGGAGGTGGCCTCGGTGATAGCCGGCGGTGTGCTGGTCCCGGTAAGCGAGTTTGGCGGGGTGAAGCCGGAGGCAGGCGATGAGTGCGTGCTGATGGGCAACACGGAAAACCCGCTCCGGCAGAACCTTATATCCATTGCGGCCACGGAGGACGGACAGCCCCGTATCGACATTCTGGACGGTGTGAAGGCCAAGAACTTCAACGGTTGCCTTCGTTGCCGGCTGGGTAAGCTGGACGGCATCAGGAGCAGCGCTTTCCCGGCAGACAAACAGCCGAAAGGAAACGGCCTGTATGCCGACAACGTGTGGCTGAAGGGTACGTTCGTGTTGATGACGGGCGAGGACATCCTGACGCGGTTTGAGATAACCGAGGGGAAAATCCATTCAGCCGTGGAAAGCTTGCGCAAGGAAATACGCGAAGAACAGAGCTATCTGGACAACAGCAGTTTTGCCGACGGCATGGACAAATGGAAGACGGGCAGCAAGGCTACGCTGTTCACCCTGGGCGGACGCTGGATCTGGGCGAACGGCGGTCCTTACGGTACGAAGCCGGACGGGCATGCCGAGATACGGACCGACGGCAAGGTGCCTTATGCCTATATCCGGAACAGCTATATCATGCAGAAACTGGAGGATTTCCGGCTGGTACCGGAGTACCGGCAGACGAACAGCCAGGGCGAACGGGTGCCCGGCGTGGTGTATCTGTCCTTCAGCTACCGGGTCATCAAGGCCGGACGGTTGAAAATCGAATTTGTGGGTGCTGACAAGACTGGGTTTGAAAACTTCAACATGTTCGGCCATGAAGAGGACCTGCCCGTTGGCGGCGAGAAGATGTTCACGCTGGACGGCCTTTGGAACGGTACGGGAGACTTCAAGCTGTCGTTTACGGGCGTGATTTACATTTCGCTGCTGGTATTCTCTACCAACAAGGCGGACGCACTGGCCTATAAGTACCGTACACTGTTCGAACAGAGCGACCGGCTGGTAAAGATTTCAGCGGCGGTCTTCGACAAGGACGGTAATGCGCTGAAAGAGACCGGGCTTGTCATAAAGCCTGAAGGTTCCGGTCTGTATGCGCAGGACAATACAGGAAAGATTGCCCTTATCGGGGTGAGCGTGGAGGAAGAGGACGAGTACGGAAATACCGTGAGCAAAATCAAGCTGACAGCCGACCATATACAGCTGGAGGGACTGGTAACGGCCAACGGCAACTTCAAGATACTGGAAGACGGCAGCATTGAAACGACCAACGGTAAGTTTACCGGAGAGATAGACAGCAGCAAAGGGAAAATTGGCGGCTTTGAGATAGGGAACGGCCGTATCGGTTCTGTGGCCGACTCTCACGGGAGCGGTGGCGGTCTTGCCATTTATGATGATTTTTTCCGTGTCGGCGGCAGCAAAGGATATGTGATGTTCGGTGATGATGTGATACCGTCTTCTGCAGGAGGAGCTTTTACCGCTGTCGGTCGTATCGTGAACTCAGCCCCCAATATATACGGGAATTACGGCTTCGACCAAGCGAACTATGGATTGTTTATAGATGTTACCGGCGGTACGAAGAACTACGGTATCAGCAGCAATGCGGCATTACTTGCCCCGGCGTTTATCAATACGAAAGCCAAGCTGCTTACCTTCGGAAGTGGAAACTACACGGTGGATTTCTCACAACACAATATCATTTTGATGTATTACAATGAACCCAACTACAGTAAGGTAGAGGTTACGCTGCCGTCGGAAAGTTCTGTGGCATACAAGTTCGGCATGAGTTACTTGCCTACCGATTTTGCAGCCATTGTCACGTTCAGGGTCAGACCCGGTTCAAAGAATATCATACTAAAAGGTATCTATAACCACAATGAAGATTTGCAAAACTACGAGATGGCATCCGGGGACTCCGTAACGGTACTTATTACAAAAGCGGACGGATTCCGTTACCAGATATTGAATCATTCATCCTAAAAAACAGATATATATGAAAAAGTTAGATTTCAGGAATTTCAGCGTTCCCACCGGAATAACCCGTCAGACGAGGGAGGTTTTCGATGCACGTGAGCAGATAGCCGATTTGCTGTATACGCGTGTCAGTGGCATCAAGGCCCATCGGCTTGCGTTCAAGATTTTCGAGAGTACCGGCGAGACCGAGTTCAGCGATGAGGAAACCGGGATGATACACATGGCGGTGGAACGCTATTGTCTTCCCAATGTGATAGATGCCCTGAACGAAATCCTGGGCGGGTCAGAAACCGATAAAAACGAATGAGTATGGCAGAAATAACACAAGAAGAACTGGTTCAGGAAGTGCTGGACCGTGTGCTCCAGTCCTCTACCGGCGTGGAGGACCTGGAAACCGTCACCTCGCTGAGCGGTGTGAAATCACTGCCCGGCGAGAAGGACGGCAAGATGGTGAACGTACCCCTGGAGCTGATAGGGAAGCCTGCGAGCGATGCCGCCGCCCGTGCCGAGGCTGCCGCCAAGAAAGCGGAAGGAGCCGTAGCCGGACTGGAGGAAAAGACGCAGGCCGCCATGGAAGCCGCAACCAAGGCCAACGAAGCGGCAGCCAAGGCAGAAAATGCCGCAGCCAAGGTGGAACAGACTACGGCAGCAGCCGTCGGCGGAGCTACCGCACGCTTTTCCTCATGGATGGAAACCGGAAACGTTTTACCTGACAAGTGTACCAAGCCGGGTGGCAGCGTGGTGTATGTGGCCGGTGCCGGGAAATTCGCCTACCACATGGACTCCACCCTGTACGGGGACTGGGACGTGGCGGGTGTGTCCCCTGCCGGCATGTTCATGAGTGCGGACCGGTCAGGCATATTGCCGGACAAGCTTTACCTGTTGGGCGATGCCGTATATACCGGAACAGAAGGCCGCCTGAGACTGCTGGCCTACCGGCATGAGGTGATGAGCGGGGATGCTTACGAAGCACTGCCGGACAAGGATGCGAATACGCTGTATCTGATTTATGAGGAGGATTGACGATGATAACCATAGGCGGTAAGGAAATAACGGCTGCGTATGTGGGAAAACGTGCCCTGTCGGCTGTCTATGCCGGGGCAAGGCTGGTATGGTCCGCAATCAGCAGCTGTTTCGGACTTGGATACTGGAAAGGCGACGAGCCGTGGAACGGGTCGGACGCATGGAACGGTAGCAGTAAAACTGATAAATGAATGATTATTATAAAAGGACAGTATTATGGCAAAAAGGAAAATAAGCGGAATCATCAATGCGACTGAACATCCGATGAATCTTGAAACACCGTGGAACCAGAAACAGCCGGACGGCACCTATCATGCCTATGCCGGGGACGATGTCGAAGCGTTTCTGAAGAAAGAGCTGTCAAACCGTACCCCTACCGAGGAACTGGTGGGCGGCGAGACGAAGCCCCCTACATCCGGAACGGTGTTTGATGCGATGGTGGGTACGGTGACGGACGTGGATGTGCAGGACAGCGAGGACGGCACCCAGTATGTGATGACCGTCAAGCAGAAGGATAACCAGGGCGGCGAAAGCTCGAAGGAGGTGCGCTTTTCGAAGTACACCGACGACGACAAGGTGGTGGTGAACATTGACCTGACGGACAGCGGCGGCGCGGGACTTCCCTCGCAGCAGTATCTGGCACTGGGAAGCGGCTTTGTGGTGAAATACTCCGTGGGCGTGGGTACTGCCGGTGGCGGTACGGTGGACGGCTACAGCGACCTGAAAGCCCGCGTGATTGTGAAGCGCGGTTCGACTGTGATCAGTGAGTTCCAGGATGCGGAATTTGTGGGTGTGACAGCCGGACAGAGCTACACCTTTGACGCATCGCCCTACCTGAAGGATGCCACCGCCTATACCGTGCAGGTGGAGGCGCAGGCTACCTACCAGGGCGGCACGCTAATGAAGACAGCCACGGCCAAGGTGACCATGGTGGCCATGACGTTGGAGACGACTTACTCGGTGGGCAACGGACTGTCCGACGGCGGGTACCGGAATGACGTGAACATCCCCTTTACGGCCAAGGGTACGAGCGGCGAGAAGAACATCTACTACCGTGTGAACGGCGGCCAGGCTTTTACCCTCGGTCTTTCGGCCGGCAGCGGGGTGCAGCAGAAGAACGTGACTATCCCGCTGACGCAGATGCAGGAAGGTACGAACGTGGTGGAAGCTTACGCACAGCATGAGAACTCCGGTGTGGTGAGCCAGGTGCATTACATTACGCTGCTGAAGGCTGGCGGCGGTGTGACGGCCTATGCCGGCATGATGTTCAGCCACCGCGCGGCAGGGTTCCAGCGAGAATGGAAACGCCCGGTGCTGGAGGCAGAGCAGTTCACGGCATGGAGCTTTTCGTATGCCGGTTATGACCGCGATGCGTACACGGCCCGCGTGAAAGTAACGAACCAGGGCAGTGTGGTGAAGGAAGACCTGCTGCAGCGCGGCGAGACCGGCAGCTACGGGCGGACGAATGTGAACGTGGAACCACTGGACTACCATGTGTCGTGCGGTGATGCCGTGCTTGAGGTGAAGGTGAACACGACATCGCACCCCGACATTGAAGCTACGCTGGCACCGGATGCCGTGTGTACGTTTGATGCCTTCGGGCGCAGCAACACGGAAAACAACCCGGCCAGCTGGGTGAGCGGTGACAAGCGCATGGAGTTCCGGGACGTGCTGTGGAGCGTGAACGAATACGGTGCAGGAAGCGGCTGGCACAAGGACCGCCTGCTGCTGGCCGGCGGCGCAGGCATGACCCTGACCGCCGACGGTGGGTACCGCCCCTTCAACGAAGCGGACAAGCCGGAGGGGTTTGCCATCCGTGACGTGGGCATGACGCTGGAGATAGAATACAGTACGGCCAACGTGACGGACACGAATGCCGAGCTGATCACCTGCCTGGGGCAGCTGGACAACGGCAACCGGTACGGGCTGATTGTGACCCCGGAAGAGGCCAAGTTCCTGACCGGTGTGGTGACCGAGGCGATGGATGCCGGACAGGTGCTGCGCTATGAGGACTCGGTGGGTACGAAGTTCCAGCCGGGCACGAACATCCGCATTACCTATGTGTTCTACCCGAACGTGCAGACGAACGAACAGCGCACGCTGATCGGCTTCTATGTGAACGGTGAGGAAAGTGCCGCCTCGAAGTGGCTGGACAAGGTGAACTTCAACATCCAGAGCCAGCTGGAGTTCAAGTCAACGGGTGCGGACCTGAACGTGAAGAGCGTGCGCATCTACAACAAGGCGCTGACCTCGGACGAGGTGCTGAACAACTATATCGTGGACCGCAACCACCTGGAAGATGCCGACGGGGAACCGGGCGTGCGCTCTCTGGATGAGGACAACCGCGTGCTGAACGAGGGGGACACGGTGAGCATGGAGAAGCTGATGGGACTGATGAAGAAGCGCCGGAACTCGATCCTGGTACTGATAGGTACGGGCAGCGTGGGCAGTGAGGTGCCGAGCGAGAGCGACACGCTGAACGTGATGGATGCGCTGGCCCAGCTGAACAACAAGAAGGCCAACAAGCTGTGCCGGGAAGTGAGATTCTACAACGGCGAGAACCGGGCGCTGGACTGGATAGCCCGTGACATTTATCTGCGTATTCAGGGTACCAGCTCGGTGAACTATGCCCGCAAGAACCTGCGCTTCTACTTCCAGAAGACAGCCAGCGGATATACGGCACGGATGACCTACGGCGAGATAGACGGCAACGGGCAGCAGAGCAACCCGACAGCAACGGAGGGCAAGAAGAACCTGTTCCGGCTGCGGGGCAACTCGGTGGGCGCAAAACTTGCCTGTGCGAAATGTGACTTTTCAGACTCCTCCATGACGACCAACACGGGCGGTGCGAAGTTCATTCATGACGGCATGAAGGAAATGGGAATCCTGACCCCTGCCCAACAGTATGCCGCCGACCATGCAGATACGTGCAAGGAAGATATACGCTCGGCCATTGACGGCTTGCCCTGTGACCTGTTTGTGGCCAAGAGCGTGGATGAGGATCTGACCTATTACGGCCAGTATAACATGAACAACGAGAAGAGCGACAGCTACCCGATATTCGGTCAGGACAAGACTATCGGCGGCGAGCAATGGGGAACCGGCGACACCCTGAACTACCTGCAGGCGAACGGCGACCAGCCGAAGGAATACCTGCCCATCTGCATCGAGACGCTGAACAACTCGAATGACCTGTGCCTGTTCCGATGGCTGCCGTCCACGGAGCCCGACCATACGGACTTCATGGATTTCAACTTTGACGGCGGTTTCGAGTTCAACCACCCGAAAGACGTGTTCTGGAACGACGGCGGTGGCGATGCCGAAGAAGAACCGAACATCAAGGAACACTTGGGCACCGGTGACAAATATGACAAGATGTACAAGGCCCTGGACCGCATGATGGGCTTCCTGTACAGATGCGTGAAGGAAACGCCTGCCGGCAAGAATCTGACCTATAACAGGGAGTCGCACACGTTTGACGGGGTGGACTATGAGGATGACGGCAACAGGTTCCCGACCGCGAAATGGGTGAGCCCGACCTTCAGGAAGGAAGCCGGGAAGTATTTCAACCTGCCCAACCTGGCTGCCTACTACCTGTATGTGCAGTTCAACCTGGGCGTGGACCAGCTGGCAAAAAACATGCTGGTGCGGACGTGGGACGGCGTGATGTGGTGGATAACCTATTACGACGGGGACTGCCAGCTGGGTTCGGACAACAAGTCGTTCCTGACCGGGAAGTATGACGACAACCGGCAGACGAAGCGCGACGGTGCCTACGTGATGCAGGGACACAACAGCTGGCTGTGGAACCTGATACTGGGCAATATGGGCAATCTGCTGGAGGAAGTGATGACAAAGGGCGTGAACGGCGGTACCAGCTTCATGAGCGCCTTCAGTATCCAGAAAGCCATAGACCATTTCGATACCGAACAGATGAAGAAGTGGTGCTCACGCCTCTATAACAAGTCCGGCATCTTCAAATACATCTACCCGTTCCTGAACGAAATGCCGGTGGGTGCGGACGGCGCGAAACAGACCTATCCGCAGATCTACGGTTTGAAGGGTTCGTTGAAAGCGCACCGGAACTACTTCATCCAGCGCCGGTACGACCTGAAGCAGGTGGAGTACGGCTATGTATCTACGCTGGGTGCCCAGTTCTACCAGAGTACTGCATCGTTGGACAAGGCTTATAAGCTGAAACCGATGCAGTACCGGCTGACCATCCCGTACCGTGTGCAGTTATCTACCAGCAACGGCGTACAGGCTGACAGCGGCGTGGTGGATGCAGACGTGCTCCACTCCCTGCAGCTGACCCGTGCCTTCGGTGAGAACGACCCGCTGAAGATAGTGGGTGCGGGCAAAATCAAGGAACTGGTGTGGCATGAGGATGCGTTCGCCATCGGCTTCAACTTCGGTCTGCTGACCTCGTTGGTCAAACTGGACATGAGCGTGGAGAAAGCCAGCGGTTACCGGAACGGCTCGTTCATGGCTTCGACGAACGGGATGCTGCTTTTGGAAGAAGTGAATATGCGGAATAACCTGTTGGCCCGGAACGGGGACAACGGAAACGTGGCCACCCTGGACCTGAGCTGGCAGGGGCGTCTGAAGAAACTGGATGTGAGGGGTACGGGGCTGACCCGAGTGAAACTGGCCACCGGTGCGCCCGTTGTGCAGTTATGCCTGCCGGACACGATTGAGGAACTGTTCCTGGAGTATCTGACCAAGCTGCAGGACAGCGGCCTGGTGTTGGAAGGCATCAACAACGTGCGGGGTTACCGCTATACCAACTGCCCCGGCATTGACGGGTTTGGCATGCTGGAACGCCTGCATCAGGCCAAACTGAACGGCAGCGGCAAGCTGGAGCGCTTTGTGCTGGAGATAGACCGGGAAGACGACGGAAGCCTGCTGAAGAAGTATTTTGACTACGGAACGTACACGCAGACGGGTGCCGTGGATGACAGGCATTCGGGACTGAGGGGCAAGCTGACCCTGACGAAGTATCTGGCTGATGAGGAACTGGAGAAGTATGCCGCCCGTTATCCGGAACTGACGATCAAGCAGCCGCCTTATACGATGATTGAGTTTGACGACAGTGTGGCCGACGATGCCAACATTTCGAACCTGGACAACAAGACGGGGTACAAATACGGCAATACGTACAAAATGAGCGGGCATGTGAATGCTATCCTGTCCAAGCGCCACCGCGTATTGGCTAAGGTGACCAAGATGCCCACGAGCCGGAAGGTGGAGATGGCCGGGCAGCAGGTGGAAGTGAACAACCCGGACGGGGAGATGACCTATTTCCCGCTGCATGACGAAAGCTCGAACTTCTATGCCGATGCGGAGGATATGAACGACTGCACGGTGGCGAAGCTGGACGGCAGCGAGGGAGACTGGATGATGTATGAGCCGTTCTACTGGAGCAAGGGTATCAACGACTATCTGAACAACAAGAAGTACGCCTGCTACAGCAGCTACCCGGAGGACGAAATGCCCCCTGTTCCGGAGGCGACAGTACTGACGCTGGATGCCATCAAGGAAACGCAGGGCGGCTGGCTGGGTGAACGCAAGATCATGAGCGGAAAACCTACGTTGATGGAATCCTATACGACTGACAAGGCTTATTCGGTATGTAAGGTGGATGTATCCGGCTACAGACGTGTCCGCTTTCCGAGCGTTCCCGGTACGGGGCTTATCGGCAGTGTGTTTGTGGATGATGCAGGAAACATCCTGAAGAGCATCGTGGTGCCGACCATCGGCTTGAAGTTTGAGGCCGGCATGTATCTGATAGCGGACGTTCCGGAGCGTGCGACAGCCCTGCATTTCTCCATTCTGAACACGGCTGAGTTTGACCATGTGGTACTGAGCAACAGCGACAAGATAGAAGACATGGAACCGGATTGGGTGGCCAATGAGGAGCATCTGTGTGCCGTAGTGGGCAGTTCAGTAGTGGGAAGCAAACTGCGTGCCTGCATCACCGGAGCTTCGACCACGGCAAGCATGACCTGGACAGACAACCACTATTACAGCCAGCAGCGTGGTATGCAGCAGATAGATGCGCTGATGCACAGCCGCATTGCGAATCTGAGCTATGCCCGTTACGGGCGCAGGGATATGCAGGAACAGTGCGGTGCCGGACAGCATACCAACAACCGCACAACAGGCGGAACGGCAGAGCATGGGATGACGGACACCATCGGCTACGATGAAGCGTATGTCATCAACAACAAAATCACGAATTCGCTGATTGACGGGCTGGTGCACCAGTATGCCTGGTATAAGAGTCGGGACGAATACGGACAGGCGACTGTGGTGCAGGTGAACAACATCTGCTGCCTGGGCTATGAGGACATCTACGGCAACAAGTATGACATGATGGACGGCGTGGATCTGCCGAACGACAGCGGCAACGTGGGCAAATGGCGCATCTGGATGCCGGACGGCACGGTGCGCTGGGTGCAGGGCAAAACGGCCAGTGACCAATGGATAACAGGCGTGGCACACGGCAAGTATATGGACATGGTTCCGGTGGGTAATCTGAACGGATCTTCTTCTACTTACTATTCCGATAAGTATTGGATAAGCACCGCCATAGTCCGTGTGGTCTATCGCGGGTACAGCTATGCGCACGCGCATGGCGGTGTATCGTTTGCGTATGCGTGTAGCGATGCTTCGAGCACGTATGCGTATGTCGGCTCGCGTCTGGCCTTCCGCGGCAAAATCGTCCGGGCGCAAAGCGTGGCAGCGTACAAGGCGATACGCGAGGTGGCGTAAGCGCAAAGCGTGGAGCGAAGCGACTAAAACGAAAGAACGGGATTCGGATGGTTTCCGAATCCCGTTTAAAAGGTATTCAAATACCGGCGAAGCCGGTCGATTTTTTTTAGAATTAAAGACAGAATCGTTATGGGAAGAGTTATTGATTTTTTGAGAGAAAGTAACCGATGGAAGCATCTGTTAGGCGGATTCCTTGTAGGTCTGCTGGGAACGCATCCGGTGGTAGCCCTGTATGCAAGTGCTGTGGCGGCTTCCTGTTTGGAACTGAAGGATAAGCAGCATGGTAGCTGTTGGGACTGGATAGATTGGGGATTAACCGTGCTTGGCGGCGCTTTTGCTGCTCTTTTATGGTTATTCTTCTGAGCATTATAGACTTCTTTTTCTTTGAAATAAGTACCTTTGTAATTGGTAGAGCTTCCCGATAGTCCGTGTGGTCTATCGCGGGTACAACAATGCGAACGCGAATGGCGGTGTATCGAATGCGAATGCGAATAACGATGCTTCGAACACGAATGCGAATGTCGGCTCGCGTCTGGAAATCTAATTAATCGGCGTACAGCACCGGGGACGTGTCCCCAATGCGGTGCCGAGGGAAGCAAGCCACAGCAACAGCACCCATTAGGGTGGAAAGCTGAAAAATCACGCGTCGGGTGGAGTTTGGTAGGCTGTTATCAGTTCGAAGAAGTCAGGCCCGGGGAAAGGAAGGCCCTTATCTTCCGTATTAACAAACCAACAGCAGAACTGTATGCGCAGGGAAGGATATATCATAGAGGAAATCATCGAATACTCCAATATGTCGGAGGCATTCGATACCGTACTGCGCGGAACGGATCGTAAAAGGTCAACGCAGGGACGGTATCTGCTTGCCCATAGGGAGCAAGTTATCGCCAAATTGACGGAGGCCATTGCAAGCGGTTCTTTTCAGCTTGGCGGATACCATGAAAGAGAAATCGAGGAGTATGGAAAAAAACGCACCCTGCAGATTTTATCCATGTATGACCGCATCGCGGTATATGCCGTAATGAACGTGTTGGACCGTCACCTGCAGAAACGCTATATCCGGACTACCGGGGCCAGCATTAAACGTCGTGGCACTCATGATCTGATGAATTGCATACGTACCGATTTGCAAAAAGACCCGGAGTACACGCTGTATGCCTACAAGTTTGACATCCGCAGGTTCTACGACAATGTGCGGCAGGATTTTGTTATGTGGTGCTTCCGCAGGGTGTTCAAAGACGAAAGGCTGTTGGTGCTGCTGGAGCGGTTCGTGACAATGCTGCCGGAGGGTATCAGCTTTGGACTGCGCAGTTCACAAGGAGCAGGCAACCTGCTTCTGTCTGTATTTTTAGACCACTATCTGAAGGACAGGTACGGGGTTCGTTATTACTACCGCTATTGCGATGACGGACTGGTACTCGGTAAAACGAAAGCGGAATTGTGGAAGATTCGTGATGTTATTCACGGGCAAATGGAGAAAATAGACTTGGAAATTAAGCCGAATGAACGGGTGTTCCCTGTAGAAGAAGGCATTGATTTCCTTGGCTATGTTATCCGTCCTGACTATGTGAGATTGCGGAAACGTATCAAGCAGAAGTTTGCCCGGAAGATGCACGAGGTAAAATCGAGAAGAAGACGGCGGGAACTGATTGCCAGTTTCTACGGCATGACGAAACACGCCGACTGTAATAAATTGTTTAAAAAATTAACAGGCAAAGAAATGAGAAGTTTTAAAGACTTGAATGTCGCTTACAAGCCGGAGGACGGCAAGAAGCGATTTCCCGGCGTGGTGGTAAGCATCCGGGAACTGGTAAACTTACCGATTGTAGTGAAGGACTTCGAAACAGGTATCAAGACCGAGCAGGGAGAAGACCGCTGTATTGTGGCCATTGAAGTGAACGGTGAGGCAAAGAAGTTCTTCACCAACAGCGAGGAGATGAAGAATATTCTCGCACAAGTGAAAGAAATGCCGGATGGCTTTCCGTTTGAAACGACCATCAAGACAGAGACCTTCGGCAAAGGTAGAACCAAATACGTGTTTACATGAGAAGAGTTGAAGGAAATGCCGGTGTGTCGCTGATGGAATGCACGAATCCGGTTAAAGACAAATGGCGCATCCGCTGGGATGTGCAGGAGAAAGAGGACGGCTCTGCCTCCTACATGGAAGAGGAGTTTAACCATAAACCTACCGGCGAGGAAATTCGCACATTGGTTATGTCCTGGTATAACAGACAGACTGATGCAGCTATCCTGTCCGGATTCACCTATAAGGGTGCTCCTGTATGGCTTTCTACGGAGAACCAGTACAACTATAAGGTTGCATACGATTTAGCCGTTCAGACGGGCGGAGAAACCCTACCGGTGACGTTTAAGTTTGGTTCGGATGAACAACCGGAATACCATACTTTTACCCAGTTAGATGAACTGAAAGACTTCTATACAAAAGCAGTAGGATTCATTCAGAAAGTTCTGGCTGAAGGCTGGAAAAAGAAGGATAAATTCAAATTGGATTTGTACCGGATTGAATGATTGACAATCCCTTCGGGGGAGGGATAAAAAAAGCCCCCGGCCTGTTAATATAGACGCCAATCATTTATTAACACAAAACGCCACGAGAGTGCGCGACCGGGGGCAATGCCCTCTGCCGCACTCTCGTGGCGTTTTTACGCATTAAATAAATGATTGGCATTGCAAAAGTACAAAAATGATTGGATATGACATTGTTTGAAGCACTTAAATTTAACAGAAAACCGCTTGAATTGCTTATAAGTTTGGGCGGCAAGCAGGATGACCTTCGATTCATAGACTTATATACAGAGTATGAGGTCATGAAAAATCGGGGTGAGAAGACCACTTATGCGGTGGCTTTTTTGGCAAATAAATATTCAGTAAGCGAACGCAAGGTGTATGATATTATCAAACGGTTTGGAAAGCACTGCACGCTCGGTGCAGTGTGATTAATATGCCGGAGATACCTTGTGTTATCTGATGGGGCTAACTTTGCACAGACAAAAATCAATAGCTTATGAATAAGTATTACCAGACATTAGACAAGATACTCCAAACGGGCAAGACCCAAACCAACAAGAAAGGCTGTATCAAATACCTATTGAACGAAAGGCTCATGCTGACCCCAGCTGATTTACTTGATATATTTGAATGCCATGGGATAGCCAGAAAGAAACTGAAAGAAGAATTGAAACTGTTTATGCAGGGTATTCGGGATGTGGAAAGATATAAGGAGGCAGGTATTACCTGGTGGGACTATTGTGGCCATACCCTTGTGAATAGCTACCCCACTTACTTTGAAAAGCTTCCACCCCTTATAGCCAAGATTAATCAGGAAAAACGCAACAGCAAGAACTATGTTCTGTTCCTTGGAGAGACCGGGGTGGAAAGCAACCAGGCACCCTGCCTGAGCCTTGTACAGTTCCAGATTGATGAGGGGGAACTGGTATTATCCGCATACCAGCGCAGTTCTGATGCCAACCTTGGGCTTCCGGCTGATATTTATCATCTTTATCTGATGGCAAGACAGGTGGAACTTCCTTTGAAATCCATAACTCTTAACCTTGGGAATGTGCATATATATGAAAATAACATTGACCAGACTCTGGAACTGTTATCCGGAGTTGAAAATATTAAATTTGAATTGAACGTATGACGAAAATGAATCTGTCGGCACCGCTGCCATTTGTGGGCCAAAAAAGAATGTTTGCCAAAGAATTTATAAAGGTATTGGACCAGTTTCCTGATGATACCGTTTTTGTGGATCTGTTTGGTGGCTCGGGGTTACTTTCCCATATTACCAAAAGAATGAAACCAACTTCCACTGTTGTCTATAACGATTTTGATAACTACCGATTTAGGCTGGCTCATATTCCACATACAAATAAGCTTTTAGCCGACATTAGAACGCTGGTAGGGGATTCGGTACCCAAACATAAGGCAATCAAAGGAAAGCTGAGGGAATGCGTTTTAAAGCGTATTGAAGAAGAGGAAGCGAGTGTGGGGTACGTGGACTTCATTACTCTATCGTCATCCCTTATGTTCTCTATGAAATATAAGTTGTCTGTGGAGGAAATGAGCAAGGAAGTTCTTTATAACAATATCCGTAAGAATGGATACCCTGAATCATTGGACTATTTAGAAGGGCTGGAAATCGTTTCATGCGACTACAAAGAGGTCTATAATCAATATAAGGACGTACCTGGAGTGGTGTTTTTAATTGATCCCCCTTATCTATCCACTGATGTCGGAACGTACAACATGTATTGGCGTATGTCCGATTACTTAGATGTTTTAAAAGTCCTCGAAGGTCATTCATTCGTTTATTTTACATCAAACAAATCATCTATAATTGAATTGTGTGAGTGGATTGGGGCAAATAAAACCATCGGAAATCCATTTGAAGGCTGCACAAAAAGAGAATTCAATGCCCACATGAATTATTCTGCAGGATACACTGATATAATGTTGTTTAAAAAGCAAGGCATTCCCATTGATAAAATGGCAGCTTAACTACTAACAAAGATACGTTTTTTCAATCAGTTAGACAAATTATTAAAGCATTATTTTAATGCCGTTATAAAGTCATTTTTATGAAACTATAAAGCCGGAACAGAGGTCTTCATTAACCTTTTGCTCCGGCTTTATAAGTGTTGTGTGCAGCCTTTTTTTTGAACGCTTCGTTTTGTTCTTTTGCCTGAAAATTGAACGCTTCGTTCCGGATTCGGCGGAAATTTGGATTTGCGGATTATAGATAGGAATCTTATGGGATATGTTGCGTAAGTGAATGAATTGGTTGATTTTATAG